TAAAGAAGATCAAACTCTAGAACCTTGGTTGCTGAATGTGACTAAGGATGATATATTCATGATTAGTTCTGATAAGATACTTACTCTTGCAGAACCAACTCCCACCTTACTTGAAAAATACCTAGATCTTATTAAATGAAATTCTATACCAATGTCCAACTAATCGGTAACCAGTTTTTGGTACGGGGAGTTGAGAATGGGAAGAGATATGAGCATAGGGATGAGTTCTTTCCTACGTTATTTGTCAAATCTAAAGGAAAGGCTAAATATAAAACGTTGAGTGGAGAATCAGTTGAAGAAATCAATCCAGGCACGGTACGAGATTGTCGTGACTTCTATAAGAAATATGAAGATGTTGAGGGATTTGAGATATACGGGAATGATCGGTATATTTACCAATATATTTCAGAGAAATACCCTGAGAATGAAATCAAGTTTGACATATCTCAGATTAAGCTTGTTACTTTGGATATTGAAGTTGCGTCTGAGCAAGGTTTCCCTGACGTTGAATCATGCTCAGAAGAAATTCTGGCAATCTCAATACAGGACTATACAACTAAGCAGATCGTTACTTGGGGAAGTAAACCTTTTATTAACAAACAGAAGAATGTAATTTATCATCATTGTTCTACAGAACATGCTTTGCTAAGTTCATTCATTAATTATTGGATGGAAGATGTTCCTGATGTGATTACTGGTTGGAACATTCAACTATATGATATACCATATATTGCCCGTAGAATTAATCGGGTATTGGGTGAGAAGTTGATGAAGAGGCTTTCACCTTGGGGTCTTGTATCTGAAGGAGAAACTTATATTAAAGGTCGTAGGCATATAACATTTGATGTTGGTGGTGTTACCCAATTAGATTATCTTGACCTTTATAAGAAGTTCACTTATAAGGCACAAGAATCATACCGATTGGATTATATTGCTAGTGTAGAACTTGGTCAGAAGAAATTAGACCACTCTGAGTTTGATACCTTTAAGGATTTCTACACAAAAGGTTGGCAAAAGTTTATTGAATATAATATAGTTGACGTTGAACTCGTTGACCGACTTGAAGGTAAGATGAAGCTGATTGAGCTTGCTCTTACTATGGCATATGAGGCAAAGGTTAATTATATTGATGTGTTCTATCAGGTGCGAATGTGGGACAACATCATTTACAATTATCTAAAGAAAAGGAATATAGTTATTCCTCCCAAAAACCGATCTACTAAAAACGAAAAATACGCAGGTGCTTATGTCAAAGAACCGAAAGCGGGAAGCTATGATTGGGTGGTCAGTTTTGACCTTAATAGCTTGTATCCTCATCTTATTATGCAGTACAATATCTCACCAGAGACCATCAGGGAGACTAGACATCCCAGCGCGAGCGTTGAGAGGATTTTAAATAAGGAAATAAAATTTGATGGGGATTTTGCAACCTGTGCAAATGGGGCACAGTATAGGAAAGATGTGCGTGGGTTCCTCCCAGAGTTGATGGATAAGATGTATGGTGATAGAGTGGTATTTAAGAAGAAGATGATTGATGCGAAGAAAGCATATGAGAAGACACCCACGGTTGCTCTTGAAAAAGAGATTGCCAGGTGTAACAACATCCAAATGGCAAAGAAGATTTCTCTTAACTCTGCTTATGGTGCTATCGGCAATCAGTACTTCAGGTATTATAAATTAGCAAATGCAGAAGCTATTACCTTAAGTGGTCAAGTCTCTATTCGATGGATAGAGAATAAGATGAATCAAAAAATGAATAAGATTTTAAAAACGGAGAATGTTGATTATGTTATTGCTTCAGATACTGATTCCATCTACTTGCATTTGGGTCCTCTGGTTGACGCTGTATACGAGGGGAGAGAGAAAACTAGTGAGGGCGTTGTTCGGTTCCTTAACAAGGTGTGTGAAGATGAATTTGAGCCTTATATTGAAAGTTCTTACGAAGAATTGGCAGGGTACGTCAACGCATACGACCAAAAGATGTTCATGAAGAGGGAGAATATTGCTGATCGTGGTATATGGACTGCTAAGAAAAGATATATTTTAAACGTATGGGATAGTGAGGGTGTTCGATATGAAGAACCTAAACTAAAGATGATGGGTATTGAGGCAGTTAAGTCTTCAACACCAGCACCTTGTCGTACTATGATTAAGGATGCTCTTAAGATAATGATGAATGGAACAGAAGATGAAGTAATTGATTTTATTGATAAGTGTCGTAGGGAATTTAAGAAACTTCCTCCAGAAGATATAGCATTTCCACGTTCTGCATCTGATGTAGAAAAGTATAAAGCACATGCCACAATATATGCTAAAGGAACTCCTATACATATACGGGGTGCATTATTGTATAACCATTATGTTAAAAAACATAAGTTAGATAATAAGTATTCCCTCATTCAGAATGGCGAAAAAGTCAAATTTTGTTACCTGAAAAAACCAAATATTATTCACGAGAATATTATTTCGTTTATTCAGGATTTTCCGCGTGAGATTGGACTTGACAGATATGTCGATTACGATCTACAATTTGACAAAGCCTTCTTAGAACCACTCAAAATCATACTTGATGCGATTGGTTGGAATGTAGAAAAAACTGTAACACTAGAGGCATTTTTTTCCTAATGGAATTACCTATCGACGATAAAGAGTTAGCAACGATTATTAGTGCGTTGCATCTAGGTGGAGACACTGCATTATTTCAGAAACTTAAAATAGTAAAGGAGACTAGAGATGCTAATCCAGGTGGTCCTTATAAGAAAATTATTCGTGAACAATATGGTATGGTAATTTAATGGCAGCACTTGTTATTGCTCTACCTGAAGAAGCAGAAGGGATACAAGGGTATCCCATTTATTTGAGTGGGTGTGGTAAAGTGAATGCTACGATTGCTACTATGAGAGCAATTAATGATGGACATAAGTTTATTATTAATTTTGGATCAGCAGGTTCTGTGAGTGATATTACAGGACTTGTTGAGGTAACAGGATATGTTGATAGAGACATGGATGCAAGAGCACTAAGTTGTGAGCTTGGACAAACACCCTTTGAAGATGGTATAATGATAGGTGAACATGGTATAGTTTGTGGTAGTGGTGACAAATTTGCAACCAGTAAACCAGAAATATCTTGTGATATAGTGGACATGGAAGCATATGCTATTGCCAAAACTTGCCTTAAAGAAGAAATAACATTCAGAAGTTTTAAATATATTTCTGATAGTGCTGATGAAAACTCAGCAAATGATTGGGAAGAAAATGTTCATAAGGGCAATACACTTTTCCAAACAATGCTCTATCGTGCAGGATTTAATTAATGGACTTTTTAAAAGAAATAGTAAAAGAAATCGGTGATGACTACACCCAACTCGCAGCAGACATCGAAGGACAAGAACAATACATCGATACAGGATCGTTCATATTTAATGGACTTGTTAGTGGCTCCATTTTTGGTGGCGTATCTAGCAATAAGATTACTGCCATCGCTGGTGAGTCTAGTACTGGCAAAACTTTCTTCTCCCTCGCAGTTGTCAAGAACTTTTTGGACAATAATCCTGACGGTTACTGTCTTTATTTCGATACTGAGGCTGCTGTTAATAAACCCCTCCTTGAATCTCGTGGTGTAGATCTTAGTAGATTAGTTGTTGTTAATGTTGTTACAATAGAAGAGTTTAGAGGTAAGGCATTAAAAGCAGTTGATAAATATCTACAAATGCCCATAGAGGATCGCAAACCATGTATGTTTGTGTTAGATTCTCTAGGGATGCTTTCCACAGAAAAGGAAATAACTGATGCCTTGAATGATAAACAAGTTCGAGACATGACCAAATCTCAATTGGTCAAAGGCGCATTCAGAATGTTAACTTTAAAGTTGGGTCAAGCTAACATTCCACTCATAGTCACAAATCACACTTACGATGTCATTGGATCTTATGTCCCTACTAAAGAAATGGGAGGAGGCTCTGGCCTCAAGTACGCCGCGTCTACGATCATTTATCTTTCAAAGAAAAAAGAAAAGGATAAGACGGAAGTTGTTGGTAACCTTATTAAAGCTAAGACGGCAAAGAGTCGCTTAAGTAAAGAGAATAAGCAAGTTGAAATACGTTTATTCTTTGATGATCGTGGTCTTGATCGTTATTACGGTCTATTGGAACTCGGTGAGATTGGAGGACTATGGAAGAATGTCGCAGGAAGATACGAAATTGGTGGTAAAAAGTTATATGCAAAACAGATTCTTGCCGAACCAGAGACTTACTTTACCGATGATGTAATGCAAGCTCTTGATGAGATAGCACAGAAAGAATTTAGTTATGGTTCATGAACAACATAAAAATATTAAAGAAAGAAGTTGATGTTTCTAAAGTAAAACAACAACTTGA